GTCCGCGCCTGGCTCGACGCTGGCGGCGGCCTCATCGCCGCCAACCTCCAACCCAACCCCTTCCTTGAGCGCCTGCTCGATTCGGAGCGCCTGTGGGCCTGACCGCCGCTTCCCTCAGCAGCCGCATCGAGCTGCAGCAGCCCAGCAGCTCGCAAGACGCGCTCGGGCAGCCTGTGGCCGGCTGGTCGTCTGTGGCCACCGTCTGGGCTGACGTGCGCTTCCCCACCGGCCTGGCCGCCATCAACGCCGACGCCCGCACCAGCGCCACCCGCGCCAGCGTCCGCATCCGCATGCGCCGCGACGTCCAGCCCGGCTGGCGCGTCGTCTTTCGCTCCGCCGCCTACCTCGTGCAGGCCGTCCTGCCTGACGAGCAGCACCGCGACGCCGTGGACCTTGTTTGTGAGCGAGTGCAATGAGCAGCGCCTTCAGCATCACCGTCGACAGCTCCGCGTGGGACCGTCAGCTCGACGCCATTGGCCAGGGCGTCGTCGAGGCCGCCCGCCCCGCAGCCCAGGCCGGCGCCCAGGTGCTGTATGACGCCTACGTCAGCAACCTCGCCCGCATCCGCCGCGTCACCGGCAACCTGCGCCGCGCTGCCTACCAGGCCTACATGGATGGCGACACCGCCGGAGGCCGCGCCAGCTACCGCGTCTCCTGGAACACCACCAAAGCCCCGCACGGCCACCTCATCGAGTACGGCTTTTTGCAGCGCTACGAAATGGCCCGCGATTCGCGCGGCCGCATCTTCCCCATGGTGCGCCCCGAGATGCGCGGCAAGCCCAAGCCCAAGCGCCGCGCCTCACAGGCCGTCAAAGACGCCTACTACGTCCCCCGCAAGGGTGGCCCCCTGCAGATCGCCGCCAAGGCCCCGCTGCGCCGCGCAGCAAGCCAGGTGCCGCGCGCCCGCCGGGCCATGCTCGATCGCTTCTACGCCACCCTGCGCGCCAAGGGGCACATCCGATGAGCCTGGAGTCAGACCTCGTCGCCGTCATCGCGCCGCTGTGCCCGCGCGTGTTCCCCGACGTCGCGCCCTTCACCACCGCGCGGCCCTACGTCACCTACCAGCACATCGGCGGCATCCCGCTGCGCTACGTCGACAACCAGCCCGCCGACAAGCGCCACACCCTCCTGCAGGTCAACGTCTGGGCCGACACCCGCGCCGCCGCCCTCACGCTCGCCCGCGCCATTGAAGAGGCCCTCTGCGCCGCCACCGCCTTCACCGCCCGCCCTGACTCCGAGCTCCTCGCCGACGTCGACCCCGATACCGACCGCCGCGGCTGCCTGCAGGACTTCTCCATCTGGAGCGCCCGCTAAGCCCCAGCTCAACCGCTGCCCCTGAATCCTGGCCCCGCAAATGGCCGCCCCAACAGCCCGCCGCCAGGTCACTGACGGCGGGCTTTCTTCTGCCCGACGAGGGCATTCAACCCAGCCCGCTGAAGCGGGCTTTTTCACATCTGAAAGGCCCTCACCATGGCTCAAGTACCAACCGGCACCACCGTTGCCATCGCCTCCGCGTTTGCCTCCGCGCTCACCACGTCCACCGCCAGCAACGCCACCGAGTGCGTGCTCGGCATGGCCTCCACCTCCGGCCTCGCCAATGGCGACTTCGTCGAAGTCACCAGCGGCTGGGGTCGCCTGAACAAGCGCATTGCGCGCGTCAAGTCGCTCAGCGCCAACACCAGCATCACGCTCGAAGGCATCGACACCACCAACACCACCTTCTACCCGGCCGGCACCGGCGCTGGCTCGGTGCGCAAGATCACCACCTTCCAGACCATCAGCCAGGTCACCGGCATCAGCAGCTCGGGCGGCGACCCCATCACCGTTGACTACAAGTACCTGGACAGCGACGTCCGCTACTCCATCAACGACGGCTTCAACGCCCAGTCCTACACCCTGACGATGGACGCCGATGCCATCGGCACCGCCGGCTACACGGCGCTCAAGGCCCTCACCGAGGTGCAGAGCGACACCGTCCTCAAGGTCACCACCCGCTCCGGCCAGATCAACCTGATCCCCGGCACCGTGGCCCTGAATGAGGCCGTGCAGATGAACGACGGCCAGATCAACACCGTCACCTGTGCGCTCAACGGCACCAACCGCCTCACGCGCTACGCCTCCTGACCCCGCGCGCCACGGCGCGCCACCCCTTGCACCGACCCGGTCCTGGTTCTTCTCCTTCGCGGGGGAAGGCCAGGCCGGGCACGGGCATTTCACGCCCACAACCCCCGCGAAAGACCCTCACCACCATGGCCAAGATCACCCTGGGCAAGCCGCCCAAAACCTTCGCTCCCGTCGCCGTCACCTTCCCCATGCCCGACGGCACCGAGGGCCAGATCACCTGCACCTTCAAGTACCGCACCCGCAAAGACTTCGGCGCCTTCCTGGAGCGCACCGCGTCTGATGCTGGCGTCAGCCAAGAGGCTGGCGTCTCCGACATCACCGCCCAGATCGTCGCCAAAAACGGCGCCTACATCGCCGACGTGCTCGACGCCTGGGACCTTGACGAAAAGCTCACCGCCGCATCTGCCGCGCAGCTTGCTGACGAGCTGCCCGCCGCTGCCCAGGCCGTCATGGAGGCCTACGCCCGTGCCGTCACTGCAGGCCGCTTGGGAAACTGACGCAGGCCGCCCATGCGGCCTATCTCAGCGAGCCCCAGAACGGCATTGCAGGCGGGCTGTTTGATGCGTCCGACTATGACCTCGACGCCGTCGAAGTCTGGCCCGAGAACTGGCTCCCCTGGTGCCTGTTCTGCGATCTCGGCACCCAGTGGCGTGCCGGCATCGCCGGCCCCACCGGGCTCGACTACGGGCCCCTCATGCGCCTGCTCGACCAAGAGCGCCTCAGCCCCGAAGACTGGCGCGACACCTTTGACTGCGTCCGCGTGCTCGAAAGCGCCGCGCTGGAGCGCATGCGCCTCAACGCCCAAGACTGAAGGCAGCCCCACACCATGAGCGACGGCACCAACAGCACCAGCGGCACCGCTGAGCTCAAAGCCACGTTTGACCCGTCGGGCGTCAAAGGCGGGCTTGAGCAGGCGGGCGACGCCCTCAAGGAATTTGCCAACAAGGCAAAGAAGGAGGGCGAAGAGGCGCGCAAAGGCCTTGAGAAGCCGGGCGAGCAGTCGGAAAAAACGGCCGCCAAGATCGAGCGCGAGACGCGCTCCATCATCGGTAGCATCGAGCGCGCCACCGCTGCCGCCAAAGCCGGCGAGCGCGGCACCGCCAGCTACTTTGAGGCCTTGGGCAAACAGCGCGGCATCAGCGCCGATGCCCTCAAGCCCTACGTCGAAGACCTGCGCCGCGCCGAGGCTGCGCAAAAGGCCGCCTCAGCCGGCCTCGGCACCATGGGCATCAGCGCCGCCCAAACCGCCGCCGCGCTGCGGCAGGTGCCCGCCCAGTTCACCGACATCGCCACCAGCCTCGCCGCTGGCCAGGCGCCGCTCACTGTCTTCCTGCAGCAGGGCGGCCAGCTCAAGGACACCTTTGGCGGCGCCGGTGCGGCGGCGCGTGCGTTGGGTGGGTATGTGCTCGGCCTCGTCAACCCCTTCACCATCGCCGCCGCAGCGGCTGGTGCGGCCCTGCTGGCCTACAACCAGGGCGCCAACGAGGCCCAGGCCTACGCCCGCGCCCTCATCCTCAGCGGCAACGCCGCAGGCACCACCGCCGCCCAACTGCAAGGCCTGGCGGCTGCGCAGAGCAAGGTCGTCGGCACCCAGTCGCAGGCGGCGGATGCGCTCGCCCAGCTTGCGGCCACGGGCCGCGTGGCGGCTGGCCAGCTCAGCCTCACGGCCGAGGCTGCCGTGCGCTTCGCGCGCTCGGGTGGCGACGTGGGCGAGGTCGTCAAAAAGTTTGCCGACCTCGGCAAGGATCCGCTCAAGGCGCTGATCCAGCTCAACGAGTCCGAGAACTTCCTGACCGAGTCGGTCTACCGGCAGATCAAGGCGCTCACTGAGCAAGGGCGGCTGGCTGAGGCTGCCAAGGTTGCGCAAGCGGAATACGCCCGCGTGACGATCGGTCGGGCCAAGGATCTGGAGGGTAGCCTCGGCACTCTGGAGCGAAGCTGGCGCAGGCTGGGCGACTTCGCCAAGGGTGCCTGGGCCAAGATGCTCAACTTGGGCCGCGAGGACACCGCGCAGCAAAAACTCGCTGCCGTTGAAGACCAGATTAGGGAGCAGGAGGCCCTGCTACAGGCCGCGCGCTCGCGGGGCGTGTCGATCTCAAAGACCGCATTGGTGGGCGTCGGAGCTGGGGGGCCGCAGCCATTCACGCAAGTGCAGGTCGAGTCCGATGCAGCAGAGATACGCGCCCGAATCGACGCGTTGCGGGCAGAGGCCGACGCTCATCGTGAGGTCATCCGCCTCGCGACAAGCTCGGCAGATGCCCGGCGTGTGGCTGCTGCTGCCATTAAGGGCACCATCAAAGCCGACGAAGAAGCCGCCACGGCTAAGTCCAAAGTCAATGCCGAGATGGAGCGCGAGGCCGCCGCCCTGGAGCGCGCCATCGGCCTCTCGGGCTCCTACTACAAAGACCTGGCCGAGCTGGTCAAGCTGCGCCAGCGGTCCAAGCTGACCGAAGAGCAGTACGTCGCCCAAGTCGGCAAGCTCATCAACGCCCAGCCCATCGTGCGCGAGCACCTGCAGGCTGAGAGCGAGGCGCGGCAGCAGGCCAAAAAGCTGCTCGACGAGCAGGCCAAGGCCTACGAGCGCAGCCTGGAGGCGCAGCTCCGCAGCGTCGAGCGCGTCGACGAGCAGATCCAAAAGCTCAAAGACGAAAACGACGCGCTGCTGCTCTCGGCCAGCAGCAACATCAGCCTCGCCGCCGCCGTCGAGATGCTCACCGCTGCGCGGCTGACTGAGCAGCGCGTCAAGGCCGACGCCGCTGGCGACTACCTCACCGCCGCCGCCCTGCAGGCCGAGATCGACAAGCGCAAAGAGCTCGCCGGCCTCATCAACACCAAAGACGCCCGCGAGGCGGCCAAGAAGAGCGCCGACGAAGCCGCCCGTGAGTGGCAGCGCTCTGCCAACGAGATCGAGCGCAGCATCACCGACGCCCTCATGCGCGGCTTCGAGTCGGGCAAGGGCTTTGCGCAAACGCTGCGTGACACGCTCGTCAACACGTTCAAGACCATGGTGCTGCGCCCGGTCATCCAGGCCATCGTCTCGCCGGTGGCGGGCGCGCTGGCTGGGGGCCTGGGCTTTGCTGGTGCGGCATCGGCCAACACCGGCGCGGGCAGCCTGAGCGGCCTGCTGGGCGGTAGTGGCTGGTTCACTGACTTTGGCGCCAGCGTGAGCGACCTGGTCGGCTCGCTTGGCATCAAGGCCTTCGACGCCGGCTTCCAGCAAATCGGCACGGCGCTCATGGCCAACAACATGAGCATTGGCTCCATGGCCAACACGCTCGGCTCCGGCCTGGGCTACCTCAGCGCCATCAACAACCTGCGCCAGGGCAACTACGGCGCCGGGGTGCTGGGCGGCGCTGGCACGCTGGCCTTTGGCCCGGTGGGTGGCTTGCTGGGCAACACCATCGGCGGGCTGCTCGACAAGGCCTTCGGCGGCGCCGGCACGCACCACGCGGGCGCTGGCTACGTGTCTGACGGCATGGCCGGCATGAGCGTCAACAACGGCGGCTATGGCCTCGGCTGGAGCTACGGCGACAGCGTCGGCAAGTACTTCAGCCCTGACGTCGAGACCGCCCTCAAAACCATCACCGCCAGCTCGGCCTCGCTGCTCAACAGCCTGAGCAAGAGCTTTGGCGGGGCAGGGGGCTACCAGGTCGGCGCCTACTTTGCGTCTGACAACAACCGCGAGAGCCAAGGTGGCCGCAGCGTGCTGCTCAACGGCCAGACCTTGAGCGAGTGGAACGGCCGTGGTCTGGCCGCCGACGCCAAAGCCGGCCTCGAGCAGCTCACCGGCGAGCTGGCCGGCCAGGTGCGCGCCGCCATGGGCCAGATCGACCTGCCAACCTGGGCCCGTGACCAGCTCGCCGCGCTCTCCAGCAGCGCCACGCTCGATGACCTCGGCAAAGTCGTCACCGAGATCAACAACACCAAGCTCGCCATCACCGCGCTGGGCGCGGCCTTCCCGCCGCTGGCCACCCTCAGCGACGAGGCTGTGTCTGGCCTGCTCAAGGCTGCCGGCGGCGTGCAGGCGCTGGGGCAGTCGGCGGCCGTGTACTTCGACAACTTCTACACCGACGCCGAGAAGTCCGCGCGGGCCACCAGCCAGCTCAGCGACGCGCTGCAGTCCCTGGGCCTGAGCCTGCCCACCACGCGCGAGGCCTACCGCGCCATGGTCGAGGCGCAGGACCTCTCCACCGAGTCCGGCCAAAAGGCCTACGCCGCGCTGCTGCAAATGAGCGGCGCATTTGCCCAGCTCGTGCCCGCCACCGAGGTGCTCGCCAGCAGCGCCACCACCGCCGCCGACGCCGTGGACCGCGCTGCCGAACAAATGATCGAGGCCGGCCGCCGCGCCCTGGCTGACCTGGCCAGCCAGCGCGGCTCGCTGGAGGTGGAGCTGCTGCGCGCGCAGGGCGACATCACCGGCGCCCTGGCCCGCCAGCGCGAGCAAGACCTGGCCCGCATCACCGGCGGACTCTCGGCGCAAGACGCCGCCGCCGCCGTGGCTGCCTACGACCTCAACGCCGCGCTGCAAGCCCAGATCGACCAAACCTACGCCGCCGCCAACGCCGCCAAGACGGCGGCGCAGGCCGAGCTAGACCGCGCTGCGGCGGCTGAGCGCGCCGCCGCAGAGGTGGCCGCTGCCGAGCTGCAGCGCATCAAGGCCATTGCCAGCGAGCGCGACTCGCTGGAGGTCGCCATCCTGCGCGCCACCGGCAACACCGCCGAGCTGCGCGCCCGCGAGCTGGCCGCGCTCGATGCCAGCAACCGCCCGCTGCAGGAGCGGCTCTACCTCCTGGCTGACCAGGCTGACGCTGAGCGCATCGCCCAGCAGCAGGCCACAGACCTTGCCCGCGCGGCCGAAGAGCAAGCCCGCGCCGCTGCCGATGCAGCCAACGAGCAGGCCCGCGCGCTCCAGCAGCTGCGCGACGCCTGGCAGGGCGTCACCGACAGCATCTATGACGAGGTCGCCCGCCTGCGCCAGCTCGCCACCGGCGGCAGCCCGCAGACCCTCGCGGCGGCGCAAGCCAACTTCAGCATTGGCCTGGCGCAAAGTCGGTCGGGCGACCAAGAGGCCGCGCGCAACCTGCCCGCACTCAGCCAGGCCCTGCTCGCGGTGGCCGAGCGGCAGGTGGCCGACTTTGGCGAGCTGCAGCGCCTGCGCCTGCGCCTGGCTGCGCAGCTGGAGTCAGTCGGGCAGCAGGTGGCCTTGCAGTACGGCCTCAGCATCCCGCGCCTGGACACGGGCACCAACCGCGTGCCGGCCGACATGCTGGCCGTCATCCACCGGGGCGAGGCCGTCGTGCCCGCGCCCTTCAACCCTGCCAACGGCGGCGGCGGCTTTGGCAGTGCCGACGTGGTGGCCGCCATCAACGGCCTGCGCGCAGAGCAAAAGGCCCAGGCCCTGGCCATCGTCAACGTGCAGCGCGACGTGGCCAAAGTGCTCAAGGCCTGGAACGCCGACGGCATGCCCGACACCCGCGTGGAGGTAACCACCTGATGCCTGCCCCGATCGCCTTCGTCGACCCGCTGCCCATCACGGCCGCCATGGTCACGGCCAGCAGCGTGCCCGAGGACGACTACGCCGCCTATTCATCCGGCACCACCTATGCCGATGCCGCCCGCGTCGTCTACGCCCACAACGTCTACGAGTCGCTGCAGGGCAGCAACCTCGACCACACCCCCGACGAGGCCGACTCCGCCTGGTGGTCCCTCGTCGGCCCCACCAACCGCATGCGCTGCTTCGACGGCCGCAACAGCAGCCAGACCGCGCAGGCCAACGACATCAACTACACGCTGGAGCCCGTCGCCGCCGTGTCCGACCTGGCCGTGCTCAACGTCACCGGCGCGCTGGAACTGCACGTCAGCATCGAGCACCCGACCTACGGCGAGCTGTACGACAACACCGTCGAGATGACCAGCCTGCCCGCCCTGGAGGGCTACTGGGAGTGGTGCTTTGGCGAGCGCACCGCCGCCAGCGTGGCGGTGCTGCGAGACCTGCCTGGCATCCCCGGCTGCACCATCCAGATCGACCTCACTGGCACCACCGAGCTGGCGGTCGGCGTCATCCTGCTTGGGCAGGGCAAGGAGATCGGCATGGGCGTGCTGGCCGGCGCGCGCGTCGGCATCACCGACTACAGCCGCACCGAGGCCAACGACTGGGGCGAGGTGGTGCTGGTGGAGCGCGCCTTCGCAAAACGCGCGCAGTTCGATTTCCCGATCGAGGCCGCGCTGGTGGACGAAGCCTACGAGTACTTCACCGCCATGCGCGCCAAGCCCCTGCTCGTCATCGGTAGCCGCCAGTACGGCGCCACCGTCATCTTCGGCTTCATCAAGGAGTTCGAGGTGCTCATCGCCTACGCCTCGCACTCCGAGTGCTCCCTGTCAGTTCAAGGACTCACATGACCATCGACGCACTACCCACCGCGCCAGCGCCTGGCGACAGCAAATCGGTCTTCAACTTCCGCATGTTCGCCTTCCTGGCGGCCATGGTGGGCTTTGTGCCGCAGGCCAACGACTTGGCCGAAGAGGTCAACGACGATGCCGCTGCCGCTGACGCCGCCCGCGTGCTCGCTGAGACCGCCAAGACTGCGTCGGAGGCTGCGCGCGATGCCGCCGATGCCTCCGCCGCTGCTTCCGCCGCCAGCGCCGGCGGCACACCGTGGGCCGCTGGCACCTACTCCGAGGGCGTGCGCGCCACATCGCCCAGCAATCAGCGGCTCTACAGCCGCCTCGCGCCAGGCGGCGCCAGCCCCACCGACCCGGCGCTCGACCCCACCAACTGGCGGCCGGTGCCCATTGGCTTGCCCATCAAAGTCATCACCGGCACCAGCGGCACCCTCGCGCCAAACACGCGCTACGTGGCCACCAATCCGTCGGCCTGCGCCTTTGCTCTGTCAGCCATGACCGACGGCGACGTCTTCGAGATCGACTTCGCCAACGGCCGCCGCAACAACAGCGTCGACATCGGCGCCATGGTCATCAAGGGCCCCAACGGCGCCACCGCCACGGGCGTCATCACCCACAACGCCGGGGGCCTGCTGCGGCTCTATCACGACGGCACCAACATCAGGAGCGCGGCATGAGCGGCAACACCTCTGACCTCGGCTTTGGCGTGACCGGCGCACCCCGCGCCGTACCCACCGACCTCAACTCCGGATCCGGCACCTGGGCCGGCCCGGCCTATGACTGCACGCTGCTCGTCGAGTACTGCGGCGGCGGCGCGGGCGGCAGCAGCACGTCGGGCGCCACCCTGTGCTGCGGCGGCAAGGCCAGCGTCGTGCGCCGGGAGTGGATCAAGCACACGGCCGGCGCCAGCTACTCGTACGCCGTAGGCGCTGCCGGCACTGGGGTTGCCAGCGGTGCCGGCAGCGATGGCGGCGACACCACCTTCGGCTCGCTGCCCACCGCCTACGGCGGCAAAGGCCCGGCCCAGAACCCCGCAGCCGCTGGCGCCTACGGCCCCGCCTTCGGCGAGGACACCATCTGGGGCCGAGGCGGTGCGCCAGGTGGCGGGGCGGCCAACGGCTACGGCGCCGGCGGCGGCGGGCACATCAGCGCAGGCACCGGCGGCAACGGCACCGGCGGCCGTATCCGCATCGCGGAGTACTGAGCATGCGCTGGGCACTCATCAACTCCGGCCTCGTTGCCAACGTCGTCGAGCAAGACGACGCCCCCACCATCCCCGGCACCTGGGTCGCCTGCGGCAACGCCGGCCCCGGCTGGGCCTATGACGGCAGCGCCTTCACCCCGCCCGCTGTGCCCATGGCCGCGCCCACCGTCAGCCGACGCCAGGCCCGCCGCGCGCTGCTGGCTGCCGGCCTGCTGGACGACGTCGAGGCTGCCATCAACGCGCTGCCAGAGCCCGCCCGCAGCGCCGCGCTGATCGACTGGCAAGACGCCACCGAGTTCGCCCGTGACTGGCCCCTGCTCATCACCCTCGCCGCCGCGTTGGGCCTGAGCGACGCAGAGGTCGACGCCCTCTTCGCGGCAGCCGCCGCACTTTGACCGGAGCACACACCATGCCCCTCGACAAACTCCGCCACATCGCCGTCGGCCTGCTGGCCGCGCTCTTTGCCGCCATCGTTTGGCTCGGCCTGGCCCTGTCAGGCTGGGCGCCGCTCGACGGCCTGCCTGCCGCCATGGGCCTTGCTGCCACCGTGGCCGGCCTCTCCAAAGAGGGCGCCGACTACCTGGACAACCTCCTCCAGCCCGGCATGCACAGCGTTGATCCATTCGACGCGCTGGCCACCGCTGCGCCTGGCTGGCTGCTCGGGCTGGCTGCGCCGTGGGTGCTGGCCTTCATCGGCCCGCAGATTCTGCTCGGCATCCTGCTGCTAGGCGCTGCTGCGCTTGTGCTGGCTGGGGTGCACTGGCGTAGGCGGCGCCAGGCGGCTGTGCTGGCCGCCAAGGCCAAGAGCAACGGCGGCCCCGGCGAGGAATAGATGCTCGCCTTGCCTGACCACGCCCTGCGCCTGCTCGCCGTGCTGCTGTTTGCCACTGTCGGCGCCGTGCACTACGCGCCCGCCTGGCTGGCCGTTTGGCTTGTGTCAGAGCCCGATGCCGCGCCTGTGCAGCGAGCCCTGCACTACGTGGCCCAGGGCCTCAAGGGCATCGCGCTGCTGGGCGTGATCGTGCTGCTACTGCCGCGCCGCCGCGTCGCGCTGCCCATCGTGCTCGTGTGCGTCTGGGGCGCGGCTGAGGATCTTCTCGTCGCCGGGTGCCGCCTCGCGCGCGGCATCACCCAGCCGGCCGCGCCTGGCCTCTGGGAGGGCGTTTGCTGGCAGGTCACCAACGTGCCCACCCGCTTCATCGGCCCCGTGCTCGCCGCCGTCGCCGTCGCCGCCATTCTTTGGGAGTTCGACTATGCGAGACGCGCAAAGCGCCGCTGACGAGGCACCGGCCCGGTCGCAATGCCTCCAGCC